GTGCGTACGCAGCTTCGTTTCGACGTCACCGCCAGCAACGCCCACCGCAGTGGTGTAAGCCGGGACGAGGTTGATATCGTCCTGGTTGAAGAAGCGATACTTCAGCGAAACGTCGAGGTTGTTGGTCAGCGGATAGCGAATGCCAGCCAGCGCCTGCCAGGCGAAACCGGTGTCGCTGTCGTTGACCAGGTCGTTGGCGAGCTTGGCGCGCGAAACGCCGACACCGCCGCCGACGAAGCCCTGCAGGCCATCGTCCGAACCGAAGTCAAGCAGACCGTTCAGCATGAACGAGAGAGCCGAAACGGAACCGCCGAACTGGCTGTTGTCCAGGTCGACCTTGGCACGCTTGTAGCCGGCTTCGGCTTCAAGGCGGAAACCACCAAAGTCGTAACCGATGACGGCGTCAGCGTCCCAACCCTTGTGGTAGTCCACATTTTCCAGCGTGGTGCTGGCAGTGGGAGCGCCCGTGAACGGATCGAAACCGGGGCTGAAAGTGATGTCCTGATCTTCAACGATGGTGACGCCGGATTCGATACCGATATACCAGCTATCATCACGCGCCAGGGCCGGGGTGGCCAGGGCACTGGTCGCAAGCGCAGCCGCGAGGGCAAGCTTCCGCATTTGGATTCCCCTTTCAAAAGTGTCACGAAGGACTGCTGAAACCATGTATCGGCAAGAAAGTTTCATGGCAAGTCCACATTTGGTGAAACTGTTGCCAAAATGCATCAGCGGACTGCGGGAGCCCCGATATATAAGCATTTCCGTGCACCAGCACTGTAAAAGTCGGGCACGTTCAAGTCATGTTTCGATCAATCCATGATCCCGCATCGCGGAAAGAATAGCTGCTATGGAACTCCTCGCTTCACTGTCGACGGAACCCCCTCCCACGGGGTCGCCGATGGCCGGACGCCGCGTCCCCACCACGCGCAAACCTTCGGCATAGAGCCCATCGCTCCGCACGGCTCCGTCCGCCCATCCGTGGCCATCGAATTGCATGACGTGCCCCCTGTCCGCCACCCACAGGACCAGACCCGCACGAGGCTCGGCATAACGCCATCCGCCATCGGTCCAGCACGCGACCGATCCCTCCCGGCCAAGCCAGCTTCCCGTCGCGCCCGCAGCGATGATCCAGCATTGCCCTTCCCCGGGCGACAGCGGCGGCGTACCCTCGTCCGCGCTCTCCACCTGGCCGTGCAACAGCATGTCGATCCTTGCCAAAGCTTCGTTATGGAACAGTTCCTTCTGAGCCTGCCCGGCAAACAGGTTCGGCAGCGCCCAGCGCGGCGTCGCATCGCTCGTCATATGTCGGATTTCCTTTCCATTCTCGATTATCCGCCAGGCAAAATGATGCGCGCGGGACGTCCCAGGGCGAAGGACCCGATCTGCCGGACCTCGATCGTCAAAGCGCCCCCGCCGTCGGCATCGAAGGCAGCGGCCCCGTAAGTCCACTGCGCCGACCCGATTTCTATCCGCCGCAGCAACGCGCCAGCCGCCAGAACGCGCAGTTCATAGCGCTCACCTTCCTCGCCCAGCGGCACATCCGCCCCGCTGACCCACCGCCAGCCGCTCCTGCTGCGCCGCACCCATCGAATGTCCCAGCCGCCTGCTCCGTCAGATAAGGCGCGCAGGTGAACGGGCGCTACCGGAGTGACCGCCTCGCCGCTGACGGCCAGTTCTGCCTCCACCGGCTCGGCATCACCGATCCCCAGAGCCGCAAGGCGCAGCGTCATGCCGATTTCACTGTTGCCCGTCCCGGCAAATGGCTCGGCGAGCCGCTCCTCCTCGATCAGCAGAAACGGCTCATCAGGACCACGTTCGGCCATAGCCCACTCGGTTCCGAACAGCCCACGGCGCAGCCCCTCCAACCGGAAGCTCGCCGCGCCCGTCTGCACCGCACGGGAAAATTGCAGAAGCTCCCGTCCGACCATGCAAAGATTGCGCCCCTGCGCCAGCGCCGCTTCATCCGCGTCGCCCAGTTCCATGTCATCGGCCAGCAACGTCACATGTAGGCTGTTGACCGCATCGATCAACGTGCAGCTCCCCTGCCCCAGGACCTCGTCCGCTTGCCCCATCACCGCGCGGGGCGCCGTACGGCCAACCGGGTCAGCCTCCCCCGCACCGCTCATCGCGAAGAGGGCCGCGCCCCGCCATCCTTCCCCGCCACTTGCCGCCGCCGCGATCAACGGTGCCGTGGCGGCCGCGTCCCGCAACGGCGGAAGGTCGACCAGCATCAGCGATGTGGGTCCTGGCGGAGCATCCACCTGCCGCACGATGGAACCGGATGATGCACCCGCAGGCAACACACCCCCGGCACCCGGCACCCGCCGCAGCGCCAGCCGCACGGCCATCGCCTCCCATTCCCGCTCCTCGATCCGCCAGCGCCCAGGCACATTCTCGACCTTCACGATATCGCCCGGATCGTGACGCAGAGCCTCCCACCCGCACCGCAGCGTCATGGCCGATCGCCCGGTCCAGTCATGGCCCAAACGTCGCGCCGCCAGCCGCCGTGCCGCATCGGCGGGCATGGTGACGGGCAGATCGATGCCACGTTCGATCCGCCCCGTCCCTGGCCGCGTCACCCGCTGCACCCCCGCCTGATAGTCGCGCGCCGCATCATAGTGGCGCAGGGCGAGCGCCACCGGCACCGCCTCGACGCTCCCGCCCGTCTGCTCGACAGCGTCGATGGCTCGCCCATTCACACGCTTGCAAAGGGCCGCTTCCCCGACCTCGGCCTCAGGCTCATCCCGAGCCGTTCCGATCAGCCGCAGCCCATCCTCCCCAGCGGCAAAGGCCAGGTCCCAGGCCTCCACCAGCGGCGTAATCGCCTCCACCACATCGGCGCCGCCTGCCGCAAATCCCTGCACGCTCTCATCCTCAGCAGCGGCAAGCAGACCGCCACTCAGGTCCATCGCCACCGTATCGATCGCCACCATCCCCGCATCCGCCTCGACTTCGAAGGTCAGGGAAGGGATGCGGTTCCCGAAATCGGCAAGCTGCAAGTCCTCGAACACGGCATAGGCAATCCCGCGATGCGCGGGCGCCTTGGCGATGCCCTCCGCCGAAGCGATCAACGGGTCGGCCGCCTGATCTTCCCCGCCCAGGTGCAGGCGAAAGGCGTTCAGCCCCGACTTGAAATCGCCCGCCGCGCCGCGCAGCAGATTGCCGTCCGCCCAGATGCGCCGCACCGCCCGCACCCGCCGCGCCGACAAGGCCACGGCAAAGCTCGCCGAATAGCTGTAGCTGGTGACGCTCGGCCGCCCCTTGCCGCCGCCGCTCCGGTTGCGCTTTTCCTTGAGGTCCGTCGCCCAGATCACCGAACCCGCGACACGCATGGTGCCGAACAGTTTCGGAATCTGCGCGCCATAGCTCGACGTCTGCAACTGCAATTCCGTCAGCCGCCTGCCCTCGCGCCCCTTGGGCTTGAACAGCACCGCCTGATCGAAGCTGCTGCCGATCAGCCCGCCGATCGCTCCACCCAGCGGCCCGCCAATGGCGGTGCCGAGCGCCGTCAGCACTAAAGTCGCCATGTCTCCTCCTCTATCGTCCGCCAATGGCCGATGACGGGCCAGGGCGAAGGCCCCGGCGTCTCGACCACGCGTCCCAGTCCCGCATGGGCATGGACATGCCCGCCAGGGACCAGGATCATCAGATGCAATTGCAAAGGTCCCGGCCGCGCGAGCACCACGTCGCCCGCCTTGGGCCGCTCGACAGCCAGCAATCCAGCCTGCGTCAACCAGTCACGCGCCAGCGCCTCGTCCCCTGATCGCAGCCCATAGCCTCGCGGCAGGGCAGCCTCATGCCCCGCCTCCGCCAGAGCAAGCGCCGCCAGCCCGACGCAATCCACGCCGCTCGCCCTGCTCCGCCCCTGAAGGCGGAACCGCGCGCCCACCAGATCGCGCGCCGCCGCGACGATCCGGTCCGCTTGTCCGCTGCTCATGCGCCCGGATAGCGCGTCAGCAGGTCCGTCCCCGGCAAATAGGGCTCCCCCCGGAAATTCACGACATTGCCGAACCGCGCCCGGCATGTCTCCAACTGCCGATCACACCCCTCCGTCAGCAACGCCAGCGTGCCCGGCGCGACGGCAAAGGAGGGCAGGTCCGACAGGGTAAGCAGGCTCGCCCCATTATCCACCACCCCCTGCACCGCACCAGCATTGGGTCCCGTCATCCACCGCAGCGTGCCAAAGGCATAGACCCCCGCAACCAACCCCGCCGCGCTGACCTCAACATCATCGACAGCCTCGACCACCACGACCTTGCGCCGCGCCGCCAGATCGACCCGGCACTGCCGGTCGCCCAGCCGCGCCCGACAGTCCGGCGAAGTAGAAGGCGCAACCGGAGCCTTCAGCGCCGCCATCGCCCCCACCAGCTCCGCCGTGAACGCCCCGCCCTTGCGCGCCACGCTGCCGATCTCACCCTTCGCCAGCAGCCACCACAGCACGCCCGGCGCTTCCCATTCGGTCATGCCCGGACGGGCTCTCCACGATCTGGGTCGAAAAAGCAGGCGACAAGCTCGCGTCCCGCCCGATGGCGATCGGAAACGCCACATCGTCAAAGGCTTGCATCTCATCATCCCCCTGAAGTCTGAAGCAGGTGAAGCCATCCCGTGCCACCTGCGGCAGCGCCCAGACAAAGGTCGCCGCCGTCCCCCGCCGCACCGCTGCATCCGCCGCGTCAGCGATCTGCCGCCACTGCGCCGCCTGCTCACCCAGCAGCACGAAGCCCGAAAAATAATGCTGCTCCTCGACAGGATAGCCGAGCCGCGCCGTCGCCACCTCGATTCCCCTGGACGTGCGCGTAGGGCGGCCCTCCGTCACCCAGTCATAATCTTCCAGCTGCAACACATCGAAGGCGGGCGACGCCCAGCCGACAGGCATGTTCGCCCGCTTCGCCTCCGGAGCCAGCGGATCAAGCACGGTTGGCAGATAGGCGAGCAAATGCGTCACCGCCCCCGGCGCCACGCCCTTCACCCAGGCACAAAGCGCCGCGGTCGAAGCCGCCAGCACTGCCCCCGCCTGATCCAGCAGAGCCTTTTGCGGGCCGCTCAAAGCTCCCCGCACATCGCTGATCGACACCGGGCTCCCGCCAAAGGCCGCCCGCGCCGCCGCGTCATAGATGCAGATCCGCCCATCGGCAGGCATCACCCACCACCATGGCTCGCCCACCTGAAACTTGATCGGAATCCCGGCGCTCAAGCCAATGGAAACAAAGGCCCCCGCCACCAGCCGCAAATAGCTCATCGCCCCGTCATGCGCAGGCGACAGCAATGTCGAAGGCGGCGACCATCCGGTCAGCGCGGGATCGCCATTCTCCGCCCGCTGCTTCCAGTCGTTCCAGCAATGCGCGTCCAGCAGTTCATAGGAAAGCGACCAGATCACCCCCAGCCGTAGCGCCTTCGCCCGCCGCGCAAAATCCGCATGCCACGCCGCACAAGGCGCATTCAGCACGCCCCCGGCAAGGCTGACGTAAAATCCGCCGCCCAGCGGTTCGAGCCGGAAATAATGGCTCATTCCCACATAATGGTTGATGTCGCCGCGATAGCCCAGCGCAAGGATCGCATCGACGATCCGCTCGGGCGTCTGGTTGAAACAATCATCATAGCCGGTCGCCATCGACAGCCCATGTTCGGGCACCATCACATCGCCGACGCTCAGCACAGACCCCGCGCCGTCGCAGCGCATGTTGGACAGCTCGGCCCATCCCTCGACCCCCGCCGCAAAGGCTGTCGTCCCCGCGTCATAGCCGGGGGAGCCAAGCGAAATGAACATCCGGTCGACATCGCCCGCCCACACCGGATCAGCTTCGCCCGGTAGCAGGAACCCGCCATCCAGATCAGCGAAATCCAAAACGACTTCAGCATCTTCCGCCGTGCCGCTCGCATAATTCCACAGCCGCACATACCAGGACCTCGCATTGCCCGCAGCATCCCGCCCCTCGATCGTCAGCGTCGGGCCATGCACCTCGTCCAGCCGCTTGAGCCCCCCGCTGCGCCAACGAAAGCGCAGCACGCACGCGCGAAAATCGCGGGCCGTCCCATAGGCCAGCAGCGGATGGCTCCACTTGTCCTCCGCCTCCCAGATCAGCCCCGCCAGATCGCCCGACCCATAAAAAACCGCGTCCACCCGCAGTGCATCCGGCGCGGTCGTGACCACGCTTGCCATCATTGGCCGCGGGAAGTTCACCGTCCAATGCGTTGGCGCGAAACGCTTCATAAAGCGCTCCTCCTGGCCCCGCCGCGCGTCCGCCAGCCAATAGCCCAGCCCACTCATCCGTTCAGCGCCCCCCTCACCGCCCGCGCCACCTGCCGCGCACTTCGCGCCAGCAGCCGGGCGTTATCGAACCCTTCGCCGCGCCCCTGCACGGCGATGTTCACCCGCACATCACGCCCGCCACCGCCGCCATGTGCGACCACCTGGCCGCTCGCCGTGGGCACGAACAATTCCGGCCCCCGCTCGCCCACCACATAGGCGCGCCCCGGAGCCACCGGCCCACCCGTCGCCCGCCCCGGCAGACCCAGCGCAGCGGCACCCAATGTCAGCAGGGAACCACCCACACCGCCGACACTTGCCGCGCCAGACCGCACCGCTCCGGCGGCGATCTCCTCCAACACGGACAACGCAGCCTGCTTCAGTTCCTCAAAACCAAAGCGCCCGCTCCGCACCGCCCGCAACAACCCCTGCTCGATCCGCCGCCCAGCCCGCTCCGCGCCTGAAGCCAGCGACCCTTCCAACGCCCCCCGCATCGCCTCCACATCGCGCGACAAGCCCTGCGTATCCGCCCGAACCCGCACCACCAGCGTCTCGATTTCCTCGTCCAAACCTCACCTCCCGCACACACAAAAGCCCCTCCCCTTCAGGGGAGGGGTTGGGGTGGGGGCGTGCCCCACATAATGCTCCCACAGATTGGGCACTCAATCCGGCATCACCCCCCTGAGCCGCGCCAACTCCCCCGCATCCATCCCAACACCCATCTCTTCCTCATCCCCCCTCGCGGCCCGCAGCACCGCCTCCAGTTCCACCGGCGTCGATCGCCAGAACTCATCCGGCCGCCAACCCAGCAGCCATCCCGCAACGCCAGCCAGCCGCGCCGCCGCTTTGAAGAAGCTCATCGTCCCCCCAAAATCTGCCTGATGATGCCGCCCAGCACCGGCGACAGCTTCGCCAGCCCCGCCTCGACGATCGCCTCGCCCAGCCTCTCACGCGTCAGCCCTTCGGGCGCATCGGCCAGGCAGTGCCAGAACAGCCCCGTCATGTCGGACAGCGACAGCTTGCCCGCAGCCGCCCGCTCCACCAGTTCGAACAGCGGCCCCAATTCCTGCTCCGCCGCGACCAGTGCCGCAAAGCTCGGCCGCAGCCGCAAAGTCTCGCCAGCCAGCTCCAGCGAGGCCTCGCCCCTCGCACCATTGGCCGCGCTCATTCCGACACCACCGGACCGGAGCTTTCCAGGCTCAGCGCATAGTTGCGCTCGCCATTATAATCGCCCGCATAGTCGAGCCGCGTGACCAGGAAGCGCCCGCGCATCCGCTCGCCACTTTCGAAGCTCAGCTCAAACTGTTCGATCGTCCCCGCCAGCGCATGGTTGCGTATCCGCACCTCGGCGGCCGACCCCGTAAAGATGCCCGCCGCCGACACGCTGACGGATCGCACCCCCGCCCCCGACAGCAGCTCCCGCCAGCCGCCGGAATCCTTCGACGTCACATTGACGCCCTCGCCATTCACCGACAGCTGCGTGGTCCGCATTCCGGCGACAGTTGCGTATGCGACAGGCGTCCCGCCATCGCCCACTTTCAACAGAAACGCGCTTCCCTTTTCCACTCCCATGGAGCATTCTCCCGTAAGATAAAACGTGCCTGAATTGCGATTGGAGAGGTTCGAATGCTGTTCGCTGCTCCCCTCATGATGATGCTGGCCGCCACCCCGCAGAGCGGCGACGCCGTAGGCGCTGGCCGCAAGGCTTATTCCGAGTGCCTGTCAAAGGAAGTCGGCCCCGCGCTCGACAAGAAACTGACGCTCGGCGACTTCCAGTCCACGCTGAAATCCAAGTGCAGCGCCAAGGAAGCCGCCTTCCGCGCCGCCATCGTCGCTGACGACAAATCCACCGGCATGTCCGACAAGGACGCCCAGGCCGACGCAGACGACCAGATCGCCGAATATGTCGACAAGATCACCAGCGAGTTCGAGGATTACTCCAAGCCCGGCGGCTAAGGCACGGGAACGAAGTTCCCCACAGCCGCCTCCGTTCGTTTCGAGCGAAGTCGAGAAGCGTCGCGCAATCCGTGTCTCGAGAACCGGGTTAGCGGGGAGACGTGACAACCCTCTGATCAGCCCAATCCCATCCGCGCCGAAGCATCTCTTCCTGCTCTGCGCACTCTGCGCCTCTGCGCGAGAATTAATCACGCGGAGGCGCGGAGACGCGGAGCGCCATGCATGACCGTGCTTTCAGCGCAGCATCTCCGCGCCTCCGCGTCTCCGCGTGAAAATCACCCGCCTTGCCGAACCACCCGCACCCGATAATCCACCACCGCCTGCCAGTTATCCTTATCCCGCCCCTTCACCACCCGGGACCGGATCAGCCGCACCGCGACGATCCGCCACGCCTCGGCAAATTCCAGAAGCTGCATCACGGCATCGATCCGCTCCAGCAACGCCGCCAGCCGTCCGGGCGTCTCCCCGGCATCATGCAACCCGATCGTCAGCCGCAACTCACGCCCGTCCACATCCTTCGCGCCCCAGTCGCTGGCGATGCATTCGCCCACCACCGCATAGGGCACGCTCGCCCGCACCGGCTGCCCGTCGAACAGCCCATTGAGGCCGCCCATCAACGCCGCGTCCTCCTTCAAAGCCGCGATCACCGCCGCCCGCACCGTCACTTCCGCACTCATCGCCCACCCCTCACCCGATCGCGCAGATCAAGCGCGCCCAGCCATTGCCGCATCAGCCCGCGTCCCGACAGCAGCACCGCATCCCCCTCGATCCGCGCATCCCCGCACCATCCCGATCAGCCCGGCCTTCACCGCCACGCCCAGCAGCACCAGCGCCATCACGATCCGCACCGCCCAGCCGACCACGGCCCCGCGCGCCGCCTTCTTCGCGTCGCGCCAGGCGGACAGCAGCTCGCGCAACTCCCGCACATCGCCCTCCGCACGCCCATCGCTCAGCCCCAGCCGCTCCAGCGCCCGCCCCGCGCCCAACTCACTCGCCTCCTCGATCAGCGCCCGGATCATCAACATGTCCATTTGCCCCGGCGCCGCCTCAGCCTGAGCCACCAGCCGCGCCAGCATCTCGCCATCATATTTCATCGGCCCCACTCCTCCCTCGCGCAAAGACCCACAGACGCAAAAGGCTGCCAAAGGCAGCCCTCAAAAACCCTCCGCGTCTCTACGTCTCCGCGTGAACCTCAAATCCCCAGCATCGCCCGCTTCTCATCCGCCGAAAGGAAGTCAGCCGCAGCCACCCGCTCCCACAAAGCCGCCCGCTCATCCGACAGCGCAGGCACCGCATCCAGGTCCACCGCCAGGCCCAGCCCCGGCCACCATCCCTGCAACCCCTGCGCCAGCCCGCCGCAGATCTTCGCCACCAGCGGCAGGATCGTCTGCCGCCACAGCGCCTTGTTCGCCTCGCGATAATTGGCGTAGGCATTGTCGCCCGGCAGCCCCATCAGCATCGGCGGCACGCCGAAGGACAAGGCAATCTCCCGCGCCGCCGCAGCCTTGAGGCCCACAAAGTCCATCTCCGCCGGTGTCAGGCTCATGGCCTTCCAATCGAGCCCGCCCTCCAGCAGCATCGGCCGCCCGGCATTGGCCGCGCCGGAAAAGGCCCCCTCCATCTCGCGCTTTACCCGCTCGAACTGCTCCGGGCTCATCACCGACCCGTCGCCCGGATCATAGACCATCGCGCCCGAAGGCCGCGCCGCATTGTCCAGCAAAGCCTTGTTCCACACCGTCGCCGCATTGTGGATCGCCACCGCCCCAGCAGCCGCGCCCACGCAGCCCAGCCCATAATGATCGTCCAGTGGATGCAGCGCCTTCAGATGCAGGATCGACGCACGCCCGGCGCCATCCTCGGGCAGCAGCCGCGTCACGCTGTCCCCCACGCGATAAAGATAGGCCGCAGGCCACCCCCGCGCATCCGCCTCCACGCTCACCCGCTCAGGCCGCAGCGCATAAAGCTCGACCGGCCTGCCATCGGCTCCGGTCATCACCTGCACATAGCCATTGCCATGCAGCAGCAAATGGCTTGCCAGCGTCTCCACCAGACTCTGCCCCGCCGAACAGCGCGTCAGCAGCGACAGCACCGGCCCGCGCTCTTCCTCCTCCACCCCGCTCGCCAGTAAAGCCGTCGCCCCCGCCCCTTCGGACACCAGCCGCAGGGCGCGCTGCGCCACCGGATTGCCAAGCACGCCGCTGCGCACCTGCGCCTCATAGGAAGCAGGCCACTCCCCCAAAGCCACCGCGCCCGAACCCCAGGCACGCGCCAACACCGGCCGCGCGCCACCCCGCGCGGCCTTCGCCCCGAAAAATTTCATGAAGACCCCACAAAAGCAAAAATCCTCTCCCCTTCAGGGGAGAGGATAGTGAAGCTTGGCGGCGACAGCCGCTTAGCGAAACTTGGAGAGGGGAAGGCCCCCGCCGACTACCGTAACCTGGAGAGGGGAACGCCCTCACCCAACCTACTATCTTGAGATCGTCACCCCGGGCGTGACCCGGGGTCTCGCTTCCTTGTCCGTATTGCGGAAGAAGAAGCGGGATCCCGGGTCAAGCCCGGGATGACAAAAAGGACTTACGCCCACCAACTCAGGGATTACGCCGCAACACCCGATCACATTCGGCATTCGTCCCCTCGCTCTTCCCGATCACACGCCCGGCCACTGCCCCAGCCGCACCGGCCAGCAGGGACTCACCCAGGCTGCCGCCCGCCAAGGCACCCACGCCAGCGCCGCCGGCCGCGCCGATCACCGTCCCGCGATCGCGCCCTTTCTTCGCCTGCAACAGGCAGTAGCGCACATCATCACGGTCACGCGGAGCCGCCCGCGCCACCCGCGCCCGCTCCTTGCTATTGAGCGACGCGGCCATCACCGGCGTCGCCACCAAAGTCGCGCCGGCCGCCACCATCATGATCCTGGCCAGTTTCATCAGCCTCACTCCCTCGCAAAACTTGACTTGGGATAATACGCCGCGCCGGTCAGCCGGGTTCCTCAAACCGCCCGCACCCGCGCGTCGCCGCGCCGCCCGAGCATCAACTCGGTCAGAGCCCAGACCAGCGCATCCGCCCGATCCGGCGACCGCCCCGGCCCGGCATAGCCGCCACCGGCGATCAGCCCGCACATCTCATCCTCCAATGCCCAGAAGGCTCCCCGATGCCGCACCCGCCCGGCTTCATACAGCGCCGCCACAGGCTCGGCCCGTGCCGCCTTGCCCCGGCTGGCATGAACCAGCCGCACCGGCAGCGCAGCCTCCGCCGCGCGCAGAACGCTCTCCACCATCGCCCCTCCATTATTGGCTTCGGCAACGACCCGGTCCGCGCCATGCAGCGCCGCCGCCTGTGCCACCGCCCGCGCCCAGCTTTCCGGGCTCGCCTTCTCGACGCTCGCATCGGCAATGACATAGGCCCGCCCGTCGCCGCCCATCCCGGCCACCACGATCCCGCAAGCATCGCCATGCGCCGAAGCCGGAGGATCGACCCCGATCACCACGCGCGACAGCAAAGCCTCGCCATCCCCGCCGCCCGGCACATGCGCGATCCGGCACCGCTCCAGCAGTTCCCGGTTCCACAGCGCACCCTCGACCTCCTCGATCAGCTCGCCGTCCAGTTCCTGCCGCCCGAGCCGCGTCGCGCCATAGCTCTGCTCCATCGCCGCAACGAAGCCTTCAACCAGGTTGACCACATTGTCCGCCGTCCGCCCCCGCGTCACCGCGACATCCACGCCGTCCCGCGCCACCAGCCCGCGTACCAGCGGCACCGGCCTTGGCGTCGTCGTCGCCATCACTTGTGGAGCGCGCCCCAGTCGCATCCCCATCATCATATTGTCCCACGCCGCTTCTCCCTGCGGCCATTTCGCGATCTCGTCCGCCCAGCCATGGCTGAACTGCGGCCCGCGCAACGATTCCGGGTCCGCCGCGCCGAACAGCAGCGCCATGGCGCCATTGGGCCAAACCAGCCGCCGCAGCGCTGGCGAAAAGATGGGCCGGTTCCACCAGGGCGCAATGGACAGCAGCCCCGACGGCCCCTCCACCATCACGCTGCGCGCCTCGCCCAGGGTCGCGCCGACTAGCGCGATCCGCGCCGCGCCGTCATTCTCCGCAATCCGCCGCACCCATTCCGCCCCGGCCCGCGTCTTGCCAAAGCCGCGCCCGGCCATCATCAACCAGATGCGCCAGCTGCCATCGGGCGCCAGCTGCTCGGGCCGGGCCAGCCATTCCCAATCATGTTCCAGCGCCTGCGCCGCCGCGCCGTTCAGCCCCGCCAGCACCCGCTCGCGCGCCGCGTCGGGCAGGGCCGCTAATCTCTCGAAATCCGACATGCCACCCAT